GTTCTAAAAACTCAGCTACAAGCTCACTAAACGATAATGACTGTATAAACTTAGCAAACACCTATATAGGCAACTCTTACAAACAAAATGAAGGTTTTGACGGATATATTGATAATATTAAAATATATAACAAATTACTAAGTCAAGCAGAGATAGACATACTACATCATACCTTAGGTGTTGGTAATGTGAATGTTGGTAACGTGTTTTATAATCATGGAATAATGGGCTTAACTTCAATTCCATCCAGACACGCAACTTTTAATACAATCGAGACAAGAGGTACCCATACAATTTGGGAAACAGAAATATCTTGTACAATAGGACCTGGTGAATTTACAAAAAGTACTAATCCATCCCTACAAGTTTACGATCCAAACCAAAATCAATATGTATTTAGCTCGTTTGCTACTTCTTCTGATTTCTCACCTTTTGTTACTAGTGTAGGTCTTTATGATGATCACTATAGACTAGTAGCCATTGGAAAGCTAAGTGCACCTATACAGTTACCAAATAATACAGATACAACTATAATCGTAAGATTCGATAGATAAGTTATGGCAAGAAGGGTTTACACAAAAAGGCAAGCAGCAGTTAAGGCTGGCTACCGAAGCGGTCTCGAAGAAGACTTAGACAACACACTTAAGGCTAGAGGTGTTGATGGTGAGTATGAAAAGCACAAAATAAATTATACAAAACCAGCTACAAATCATACATATACTCCTGATTTTAGATTACCCAATGGAATTTATATAGAAACAAAAGGTCGGTTTGTATTGGCTGATAGACAAAAGCATTTGCTAATAAAGCAACAAGCTCCACATTTGGATATTCGGTTTGTATTTCAAACCTCTAAGGGTAAAATAAGAAAAGGATCAAAAACCACTTATGCAGATTGGTGCATTAAGTATGGGTTTCTTTATGCAGATAAAGACATTCCAGCTGAGTGGTTTGTATAGTCGATAAAAAATACGTATAGTTACTGCATGACAGTAAGTGTAGCACAAGGAAGAAAATTACTTGACGGATATCTAGGATCGAGCATCCCTCACAGAAATGGAGAGATGAGTTATCAATGTCCGTTCTGCAACCATTATAAAAAGAAACTACAAGTTAATCTACACACACAGAAGTGGCATTGTTGGGTTTGTGATGCAAGAGGTCAGACGGTTTCATCACTACTTCGCAAGAGCAATGCACCTTATGAGTACGTAAAACAAGCTAAAGACCTATATGGAGACTCTTCGAGCAATTCAAAATCACAATTCAGTTCAAGAGAGTTGGTATCACTACCAGAAGGGTACAAACCATTATATATTAAACAAAGCACACCTGATTATAGAAACGCACTACACTATGCAATAACAGAAAGAAAGCTAACATTGATCGACATTTTAAGATATCAAGTCGGTTACTGCGAAGAAGGACCATATGCAGGAATGATCGTAATACCTAGCTATAACGAGGATAACAACCTTAACTACTACGTGGGTAGGAGTTACTACCACTCTGCTGTGACACACAAGAACCCACCAGTATCTAAGGACATTATTGGGTTTGAAAACCAAATCAACTGGAAAGAGCCTATCATTTTAGTTGAGGGAGCCTTTGATGCAATAGCAGTAAAAAGAAATGCAATTCCGTTGTTTGGTAAGAAAATTATGACTACATTAAGAAGTCGTATACTAACAGAGAAGGTAAAGAAAATCTACATTGCATTAGATGTTGATGCCTTTGCTGATAGTGTTAAGGAGGTGGAGTACTTTTTGAATAATGGAATAGAGGTTTTCTTAGTAAAGCTTCCAGAAAAGGATCCAAGTGAGATTGGTTATAGAGGAATGATTGAAGTAATCGCCAACGCAAAGAAGGTAGATTTTTTTGATTTAGTAAAATTTAAAATGCTTTTATGATAAATAAAGTAAAGTGTGCAATAAAGGAAGTTGACCATATATTCCATATAGCAGACGTCCATTTACGTAATTGGAAAAGACATAAAGAATTTAAAGAAGTTTTTGATAAAGTGTTTAAGGCGGTAGATGAGCTACCACCTAATTCTATTATCACAGTAGGTGGAGATATAGTGCATGCCAAGACTGATATGAGCCCAGAGCTTATAGAGATGGTATCTTATTTATTTAATGGTTTAGCTAGTAGACTACCTACAATTGTAATTGCAGGAAACCATGATGCGAATCTAAATAATAAACACAGATTAGATGCATTAACTCCAATAGTTAAAGGATTAGATCATCCTAACTTATTTTACTTACGCAACTCAGGATTGTATGAAATCGGGGATATAGCGGTAAGTGTGATGTCATTACTAGATGAACCAGAAAAGTATGTTACCTATGACAAGATACCTAATCCAGAAAAGTATAAAAAGCTAGTAGCGCTTTATCATGGTACAATAGCAAACAGCCGAGTAGATAGTGGTTTAATGTTGTCTCACGGATTGGATTGGAATGTCTTTGCAGGATTTGACGTTGTGCCTTTAGGAGATATTCACAAGCGACAAGTGTTATCAAAACTTGATCCAGCCATATTCTATCCTGGATCATTAGTGCAACAAAATTTTGGAGAAGTGTTCGAGGATCACGGATACGCTCTAGTTGACTTAACGAAAGACCAAATAGAGTACACATTTCACGATATCCCAAATGACTATGGATATTATACTTTAGATGTTATTGATGGAGAGGTACCACAGAATTTACCTATTACATCTAAAACAAACTTAAGAGTAAGAACAACCAATACAGATCCAGCTCAACTTAAAAGAGTACTAGCTACAATTAGAAAAGAGTATCGAATAAAAGATGTAATTGTACAGAGATTAGATCGCAATTCAGACGGAACTGCCTCTAGCTTGCTGGGTGATAGTATCAATCAAGGAGATGTAAGAAACGTACAGTATCAAAGCCAATTACTAACAGAATATCTTTTAGCTCAGGGAATTGACGACGACATGATTGCAAAGGTTCTTGAGATAAATAAAAAGCTAAATCAGGAAATTAACCTACCAGAGATGGCACGTAACGTAATATGGAAACCAAAGAAGTTTGAGTTCAGTAATATGTTTAGCTATGGAGAGGATAATGTAATTGACTTCAGTACTAAGCAGGGTACTTGTGGTATATTTGCTCCAAATCATGCAGGAAAATCAGCAGTACTGGATGCTTTGTGTTTTTGTTTATTTGATCAATCATTTAGAGCAAGTAAGGCTGATCAAGTCCTTAATCGTAAGAAAGATGACTTTCATTGTAAGTTCAACTTTGAATTAGGAGGTATAGATTATTTTGTTGAGAAAAGAGCTACGAAGTATAGAAGCGGACCACTCAAAGGTAAGCTTCGTGTAGATATAGACTTCTGGTGCATTAACGCGGAGGGAGAACGTGTATCACTCAACGGAGAACAACGACGAGATACATCAACTAACATTCAATCATATGTTGGAACCTTTGATGATTTTATCTTAACAGCACTATCACTCCAACAAAACAATTCTAACTTCATTGACAAAACTCAAGGAGAGCGAAAAGATTTATTAGCTAACTTTTTAGATGTTACAATTTTTGATTCGCTTTGTGATTTAGCAAACAAGAACAACAGAAAAACAGCTATATTACTAGAAGAATACCAAAAACAAGACTTCGAAACAAAACTAGGAGATGCGGAGAGGTCAAAGGAGTCTTACGAGAAAAAGCATGAAACAGCTGTTACAGATCTTGAATCAGCACAAGAGTGGATGCAGGATCTAAACAACAAGTTATTAGAGCTAAATAGAGAAATCCAACCATGCCAGGGTGAAGGATTAAATTTAGAGGATTTGGAAGGAGACTTAGTTGAGTCACAAAATTCACTAGTTGAGTGGGAAGGTATATGTAAGACGAAGCAGCAAACCTATAAGGAGTTTGAACGAGATCATTCTGCAAAATGCTATGAGATAGAACAAAAAAAGAAATCCTTTGATACAAACCTATACAACGATTACCAATCCGAAGTTGGGTCCAAGGTTATGCTAGACAAGGAGTTAGATGCGCTAAAGTTAACTACTAAGAATAAGCTCGAAAAGCTCGCTAAACTCAACAAACACGAGTATGATCCTAATTGCTCCTTTTGTACCTCTAATGTGTTTGTACAAGATGCAATGCAAACTAAAAAAGAGTTAGAGGAGGACAGACAGACAGTAGGTCAGTTTTTGCAAAAGCGTCAAGAGTGTGTGGATTTTATCGAACAAAACTCATTTATACAGCAGCAGGCTGATGAGCTGAGTAGATTGTTGGAAGATAGAGCTCAACTAGATTTACAACGTACTACAGCAAGTGTTGGGTTGGAACGAGCAAGAGCCTCTTGTGATAAGCTTAAGACGCAGATTAAAGATATCAAAGCAGACATCAAAGTATATGACGAGAACACTACAATACTCGATAACAACAAGCGTATCAATGATGAGATCAGTCAGATTAATAAAGAAAAGAATATACAATCTATAGCTGTTTCCAAGCTAAACAACACAGTAAAGGACTATCACGCTAGGATACAAGTTGCTGAGCAAACGATTAGCGAATGCTTGAAGACAATTGATCACATGCAACAATTAGTAGAAGAGCAAGTTGCTTACGAGTTATATTCAAAAGCAATGTACAAGGATGGTATTCCATATACCTTGATCAGTAAAGCGGTTCCATATATTCAACAACATACAAATAATATTCTCAACCAAATTATTGACTTTACAGTTGCACTAGAAACAGATGGGAAAAATATAAACGCGTTTATTTGTTATGATGACGATAAATGGCCTCTGGAATTAAGTTCAGGGATGGAAAGGTTTATGGCCTCCATTGCAATACGAATAGCACTAATCAAGATTACCAACTTACCAAAACCAGATTTTATGGCAATCGACGAAGGACTAGGAGTTTTAGATAGTACTAACCTAAACTCAATGCACACTCTGTTTACTCACATGAAAGATGTATTCAGATTCAGTTTAGTAATTTCACACATAGATGTTGTGAGAGATATGGTTGATACAATCTTAACGATAGATAAAAAGGACGATCATAGCTACATATCTTGCTAGGCCATATTTATAGTATATGACCTTATCATCTTTTTATAAAAAACCACAACCGAGAGGTTACAACACTAATAGATATCTTATTGAAGATACTAGTGCATCCTCTCCGTTTTATTTTAGTATACAACAATTCCCTTCTGTCGTTGGAGGTGGTAAGAGTGTTATTGTAATAAAGGGTAACGGAGACAATCTCAGACTCAACTCAGCTATTGATGTAGAGATCATTGATGCTAATGGAGACAACATATTTGTCGAAATGACCAACTATATTGATCGATTCAATAACTACTACATTACATTTGAAGTGTACGACATAACAGCACAAGGACCAGCTACGGTGTACCTAGTTGGAGAGGCATTATATGACATTCCAGCCTTTGAAAGACAGATAAGCAGGCTAGAAAGTGAGTTGCAAATTCTAGTTAACGAACTTAGAGTATTGCAAGACCAATACAACACTGCTAATAATAACCTAATTAATACAACCACAGACCTAAACTCTCTAAGATTTATTATAGATAGGAGTAGTGCCAACATAATAAACCAACAACAACTACTTGACCAACTAATAGCATCAGGACAAAGCAGCGATACAATAGCAGAGGTTAGAGCACAAATACAGCTTTTAGTAAATCAGAGAGCTAATAACAACCTCAGACTATCAACTACAGCAGACAAGGCTGCAGAAGAGCAAATAGTAGTTGACCGACTATTAATACAAGTACAAGAGGCAGCGAATAGGGTTGAACGTCAGCAGCAGGAAATTAATGACTTAGAGCCAACACCACTACCAAAACCACTTGACTCCCAGAGACCATTGTACAATGTAAGATGGTCAGGCAATATCATGTTGTTACCGTTTGAAAGAAACAACGCTGACTTATACTTTGATAAGCCACCATCCGTTGGTATAGTACAAGTTATTACACCAGAGAGAGCTCTTCTGGGTGAATCCTCAGGATCTGCAGGAACTTCTTATTTGGTTTACACTTCAAGTATAAATGACTATACAATACAGACTTCAAACTTTCAAGGATACGATCGAGATTTCTCAACTAGTACTGAAATATTAGATCCTCGCTTGCAGTCAATATTGGCTAATCCAAACCAAAAACCATCAACAACTAATACTATAAATTCAT